AAAATCATGCTAGATTGCCAGAACCTTGATTTGCTCCATCTTGTGTTCCACCATAAATTCCGATTGGTGTTGAGCGACCACCCCAGATAATTTCTTGTTTTGATGTATCTGCAACAAACTCAAAACCTTTATCATTTGGGAAGTCTATCTTTTGATCTTCGGGCGTGTATCTGCGCTCTTTAGTGCGCTCTAAAGCAATGAGTTTATTCTCACATGCAATACTGATTGTTGAAGAATCACCCGCCTCAGTGATTGTCATAACATCCATAAAGCCAGTAAAAATAATTATAGGATCAGCGATTAAATTACCGCTTGCATCAAATCCACCTAAATAAACTGTAATAACTCGACCTTGATAATCTTCATTAAGTGCAGTGCTTAAAAATGAGCTTTTCAACCCTGTTAAAACAACATTGATACCCGATGCGCTAATATCCGAGGTTTCCTCAATGGTAGAAATGCTTATCAAATCACCTAACCCAGAATATGTATTGCTGCTAAACGTCAAATCGCCAACACCATTCCAAACATGCAAAGGTGCTGTATCAAAAACCATCCTTATTAATAATACAGGTCTGACAACATCTGCTGTTACAGCGTTGCTCATTGCAGTTGTTAGGGTACGACTCATAACGCCTCTATACAGCTAAAAGTAAAACCATAAATTGATGCACTGCTAATTGACCATCCAATATCATTTGCGCTCATACGCCAGGTGCTTTTGGGTAATGTGAAATCAAGCGTTTGTCCACTTGCGATGGTCTGCCTCAACGGTGGCTCAAAATTTAGCGTTCCAGCACCTGGTGATTTATCACTAGTTACAATGTATAAATAATCACCTAATTGAAAATAGTTTCCCGCTTTTATTTCACTTGCCGCTGCCGTAGTTGTCAAAGATGTTGATCTAATCGCAGTTGATCCCGATGTCACTGCCGTTGCCGTTGATGTATGCAAAGGATTACCAAAAGTAAAAGTTCCCTCTCTACCTTTTAAGGCAACCAGAAACGCCTCAAACCCTCTAGCCTGGGCATGGGTTAAAGGCGGTAGAGTAACTTCAGCTTCCCAACGTGCGCCTTGATGTGCATGAACTTGAGTATCATAAGTAAAAGGGGATTCGACCACTGCGACTGTCCTACGCAAGCGCATAGACATATTTTGGATATTATAAGGACTAGGTGGCGATGTTGTGGGATCGTTTGGAAACGCTATTGCAGTCATTATCCACCCACCATTGCTTTAGAGAATGATCCACCGCGTAGTCTAGCATCTGCAACACTTGATCTCGTAACTGCTGCAATCTGAGGTAATAATTGCACCAGTTCTGATCTTACAGTGCTTTGTACGCCTGTAGATATGTTAATTGTTTGCTGTACGGTCACACCCATTGATTGACCTTTGGTATGATCGATAATTGATTCATTTGGGTGGAGTACGGCAGCGAACCCACCCTTCCCATCAAGACCTCCGGCTCTTGCTCCCCTTCCAGTATAACCGCCTCCTTCATAAACTCCCTGTGCAACGGTTTGTGCGTTGGCGACTTGTTGAGATCCATTAAAGAAATTTGTGATGCCACTAAATGCTGCATCTACTAAATATTTTTGTATTAACATTTGAATTAAAGAATCAATAACTGATTTTGCCATTGATCTAATGGCATCTGAGAATTTTTTTGCACCTGTAATTGCATCTGTAAATGCTTTTCCTAAACCATCTAACGCTTTATCTCCGATGTCAACTAATGATTCCTGCACATCTTTACCTTGCTCACGCAACCTTTTCAGCGAATTTATTAAGTTCTCAAAAGCCGATGGTGTTTTTGTCTCTATTGCTTCAGATAAATTTTCTGTCCCATCGCCCACACCCTTTAAAGCACCTTTGATATTTTCTAATTGTTGTAAAATGTGGGTGGAAAAATCTTTTTTACTTAAAAGGTCAAAGGCGTTTTCATTACCCTCTAGTAGTTCTGTGAGAAAAGTAATTCGGGCAGATGTTTCATCATATTCTTTTTGTAACTCTTGCAATGATTGTTTGTAGGATTCACTGGCAAATGGTAAGTCACTATTTGGATCTTCGGTTGGCAATGCCTCCAGTGCATTTTTTAAATCATTAATGATTTCTGCTCTTTTTTGCTGTGCAGCGTTAAGATTATTTATTTCATCTGTGAGTTGTCTTGCATTTTTTTCTTCATCTTCTCTAAAAAAACCAGTAAATTTATCACTTGTTTCGATAATGTCATTGTAAAATTTAATAACACCATTCAGTAGTTTATTTAACCCAACAACTGCCTTACCAATGCCGTCAATTAAAGTAACTGCGAGAGTTTGTGCAAATCCTTTAATGCTTCCGTCAGCTTCTTTGATTCCATTGAGTACAAAATCTTTAAATACTTCGGTGATTAAAGCTATTGCGGGTGCTAATGCGGCAACCGTTTGATCAGTTACACCTTTGAATAATTTACGCAAGCGAGTTAAAGCATCATTTGCATCCTCGACACCTTCCGCAGCGTCTTGGCTCATAACGATGCCTAAATCTTCGGCCTCTTTAAATAATTTACTTAACTCATCACGACCTAAACCAAGGGTATTAACTAAAGCAGCACCCTCAGAATCGAATAATTTAAATGCTAATCGTAGTTTATCAGCCTCTAATGTTTGTTTTTCAAACGCATCCGCTAAAACTAACATTCGTTCATCTAAAGGTAATTTAACTAATGCTCTTGCATCAATACCCAATTCTTTGATCGCTTTTTTCGCCTCTCCTGTACCTTGTGCTGCCTCTGCTGCTCTACGTGTAAAACGCTGCAAAGCCATATTCATAGTTTCAGTTGATACACCTGTAATATCAGCAGCAAAATGTAACTTGGATAAAGCATCGGTTGTCGTACCTATTTTCGATGCTGTTTTTGCTAGTGCGTCAGTAGTTTGCAAAGAGTTTTTGATAAGCAAACCAAAACCCGCAGCACCAACCGTTCCAAGCAATGCAGTTTTTAAATTAAATACAGCACCAGAAACTTTCTTTAGTCCTGATGTAACAGAACTAAAACCTCGTCTAGTTTTATCAACTGCACTAATTATAATCTTGGTGTTTTCAGCCATCTTTTCTACTCATTATTGTGAAATATGCCAACCATTCATTCATATGATTTACTGGCATTTGTTCAGCATCTTCAATGGATATTTTTAGGCGATCAGCCAACGATAGAAGATTAATCCTCGATTGATCGCTTTCTAGTTTTTTATTTTTGTCTCTACGGTTTCAATATCTGCAAACATTTGATTGGCGATTTCAGAAATAACCGATGTCTCCTCACCCATCAAATCAATACGATCCTCCGAGTTTGTAAATATCCGTTCACCACCCTTATCTGTCGCTTTTAGAATAATCAAATCAACCATCGCGGCAATGGTCGTATTTTCTAAAAAATTAGGGTGTTTTTTCTGTAACTCATTCAAATCATAACAAGTGATTGCTCGTGTATAAAGTTTGAATGGTTTGCCCTTTTCATCTGCCCACGCGGAAACAGAAACTTCTCTGAGAGGAATTGTGCGCCTTTCTCGCAGCTCCCTAGCTAAACCCATTAGTGTGCGCCTTCGGTAACACCGTTAGAGACTTGCACCGCAAAAGTAGCCTCAACTAATCCATCTGTCGTGTTATTAAGAGATTTTGAAGTGACGACACCCTCACCAGAGTATTTTTTTGAGCCTGATCCAGTACCCGATGGCGATATTTCAAAATCAATCAAAGCACCAGAATCTAAAAGTAATTGTTGAGAATCTGCTTGATCCCAGAAACACTCCAAACTTAAAGTTGCATCCTTTAAACCGCCTTTATAATTTCGTGACGTATTGCCCATCACTGTGCTCTCGATAGTGTCAGATGTCTCATCAAACGTAAATGATCTAACCTCTCCGACTTGCGCGACTGTACCGCCAGAATCTGAATCAAGTTTTATTTTTACAACGCCACTTGTACCTGTAACTGTAGCCATTTTATTACCTCATTTTTTAAGTTATGCCGCGTGTATACTCGTAAGTCACTGCGACTGTTAAAATTACACCACCAATCGGGGTGATTTGCCCTTCATCAACCTCAATCGATGTAATTTGCGTATCCTTTGCATTTCCACCGCGAGTTCTATCCACATCAAGAATCTCCTCTATCGTTTCGATGATTTGATTTCTTGCTGTATCAATTTCTTTACTTTTAACAAAACATACCAAGTCATATGTTATTGTTGACATTCTTTTTCCAAGCGTACCGCCAAGTGTTGAATCTTCTCTGTTTTCGTCTGCTGTTCTCACTAAAACTGCTGGAAACTGCCTGTTTGATAATTTATCAAAATCAAAAGTCTGACGAGTTACAAAAGCAAGCCGTATCGGTTGCACTGCTGTTTTGAGCGTATCAACAATGTTCTTTGCAATGTTTTCTCTACTACTCATGTCAAATGTCTCTCAAATACTTTTGCTAAACGCTTTTTTTCACGTTTATTGAATCCCATAAAAGGTCTATTTTTGTTATTAAAACTTGCTTTTTTATTTTGTTCTCTACCAACAAAGAATATCTCTGCTTGTTTACGGTTTGCTTTGGTTGTCATCGCACCTAGCATCTGCCCTGTCATCATCAAATTGACAATGCCTGTCTTATCTTTTTTAGATTTCTGTATAAGATATTGTTTACTGTAAGGTTTAAACTTACCTTTAAAACCAATGCCTTTTTCAGTGCGATCAAGAATGATCTCCACACCTTTTTGCGCTGTAATTGATAATGCTTTTTTTGTACTGTTTAATAATTTTCTACCACGCCTTTTAATAATCTTATCAAGGGTGGGTTCAACTTTAACTGTGAACTGCATTATCTAACTAAACGACCATCATTAATAGGTATTTTTTCATCATCATCAATAACACTGTTTTCATCATCGTCATATTCAACGCCATCACGAAACACTGCCTCGATTTCCTCACCGTAGCGTGATTTATAAAAATCAATCATTCCTAAGAATCTATCGTTATCAACCCAATTAGTAAGTTGCGGTAGTGCATACTTCCAAAGCACCAAATAAACAGCCGATCTCGTCCACTGTGACTCGGTAAGGTACTGAGGCTTAAGTTCACCCGCAAAACCTCTCTTATCCCACCAAACAGCCCTTATATGGCGTTCTATGTCTGCTTGCGCCCTTGCGTGTTCGTCTGCAAAACTATCAATACCAAAACTTAAAATATCGGGAACAATATCTAATAAATCCGAATCTGTACTCATTGC